ACACCTTGAGTAGTGTATTCAACTCCATCAATAGTTTCTGTTTTATCATCAAGTTCTTTTGCAGCTCCATCACCCCAATAAAAACGTGAGTCATATGTTGGTGCGTCAGCAACCTCAGTAATACCAAGATCTTTTTTCTCTTGTGCTGAAGATAGTCTTAACCAGTTAGCAGGGTAGTTTATATCCCCTACTGTAAAGGGAACATCAACTGCTAATGGGTTTCCGTTTAGTAAAAAAGCCATATCTATATATTACCTTGCTCTTGCATTTTTGAAAGGCGATTCTGCCCATGCAAAATATACAAATGTACCATTGTTCCATTTAGCATTGGTGTCTCTCCATTTAAAACCATTACTTACAAAATCTACTCTATCTGTACCTGTACCTTCTACAGCAGATGAATTTGGATATTGAAAAGTTTGTACTGCATTAAATGTGTCTCTTTTATTATCCCAAATAACCCAATTTACGGCACTATCTGTTCTTTTTATAATAAGTAAAGCTGGTCTAAAACCTGTGAAAACAAAGGTGCCATCAGAATTTCCGTTACCCTGATACAATCCAAATTTGCTATATTGAGAAACGCCAGAAAAACAATAAGCAATATAATTATCACTATTTTTATTAGTTTTATTATCACTACCTACTGTAAATACAGATGAAGTAGGACTTGTATTATTCCAATAGGCAGATGATGTTGCTGGTGTATTTGTTAAATTTAAATAAATTATTTTTGTATTTCCTAGTTCGTGATGATAAACAGCCCAATGATCGCCAGTACTTCTTGTTTTTACAAAAATAGCTTCTGGAGCAACACCTAAACCATGGCCGATAGTGGCGGTTGAGCCTGTTCCTGTAAATTTTATTATGGAAAACCCTGCCGAAGCATTGGCTTTTGTGGTAACTTGTCTACTTCCATCAAAATTACTTGATCCAAGAGTTGAGTTTGTATTAACTTGGCCGCCCATGCCGCTGTGATAATAGCAGTAATAATAAAGGGTTGGTGCAGAAGCAGCTACAGTAATTATTAATTTTCTACTAGATGCAGAACTAAAACCAGAAATAAAAGCAGATGCAGTTACAGTCGATCCATCTAATTGATAAGTTACACCTGTACTATATGCAGATCCTCCACCATGAGTTCCATTAGCTGTTGTAGATAATTGCATGGGATGAGAACTCATAGAGCTATCTGACTGATCAAATGTATATGTTCCACCTTCAGCAAGATCAAGAGTTACAGCAGATGTTCCAAAATCATCAAATCTATATTTATTACCAGAATCAGAAACAACTTTTACTGTATAAGTCTTGCCATCTGTACCAGCGTTCCAGTTCCATGCAACAAAAGGTCTGCCGCCACTCCAGTTCGTATCACCATCAGTTCCTGATTCAAAACCATTCTGTATAAAAGCTCTAATTTTATCAGTATCAGTTTGTTCAGCATAAACTTCACTACTTACAAGATATTTATTACCACCTCTTACAGCGTCAGACAAAATATGATCGTTTGTTACGTTTCTAGTTTTTACCCAAACCCAATCAGGAGTAAAATCTACATCTGAATTTGTAATATTAACAACGTCACCACTAGATCCTGTTCCTGTATATGTAAAAGCTGCAAAATGTTTATTAGGTAGTAATATTGCTGGGTCTGATAAATTTGGTGAACATAATGTTTGATAACCTGTGGGAATTGTGTATGAAAAAGGTCTTTGTCCGAAATTTACATAACCACTTCCATTAGACCAACAACTAAGAAGAGGTTGAAAAAACATACCACTTACATAAGTTCCATCATTTCTAGATGCGACTGGCGAAACCCCATCTGTTCCTGATGAAGGGTCAGCCGTACCAGTTACATTTGTCCAAGATCCATTCTTACCAAACCAAAATTTAAAATTATCTATATCAAAAGCAACCATAATTATATCTCCTGTTGTGTAATTAACATAACTACTCGTACTAGGAAAATATGTATTCCCACCACTATCTTGCCAACCATACATAATTCCTCTTGAGTCCAAATACATCCCAACTCCATTACTACCACTACTCGTAACAGCTACATCACCAGAGTTGTAATTTATATCAAAACCTGTATTTACCCATCCAACCTGATTACCTGTGCCAAGACATTTCCATTCGTAATACCATTTACCTGAATTGACTGCAAATGATCCTCTTGCATTTCCAAAATTGCTACCAGTTCTTTGTAATTTTAAATTTCCATCAGATACAGTATTTCCAGTTCTATATGTATCTAAAGGATTAATAGTGCAGAAATTATTAGTTGGGCTATCTTCTAAAGAATCATTACCTTCACCAGCAGCTACAGAAAAATTATTCGGTGTGAAGTTGTTGCCATTACCAGAACTATCTTTGCCAAGTGTTGTTGCAGTCGTTCCAGAATTGTCTGAAAAATTTAAATAAAACCCATTTGATCCATAACCACCTGTATATTTTTTAGGTATTAATTGACCTGTTATTAGGTCTGTTTCAGTAAAATATGAAGGATCATAGGCTTGACCATCTATATAATAAAATTCTGCAAGATACATGTCACCATAATTTATAGTCGAAGTATTACCTTGAAATCTTCCAATATTTATATCTTGCAAAAAATCGCTTGTATAAGTACGATCTTGTTCGTCTTTATTTTCTTGGTCAAACTCAGTTACTCTAACTCCATTTATATATAGTTTTGCTCTGTCTGATGATGATGATAAGGTGCTATTTCTTTCTAATAAAACGTGATACCAAGCACTAGGATCTCTTAAAAGATTTTCACTTTCAAGTCTAGTTAAATCAGTACCACTAGAATTTCTTATTCTCCAAACTAATTCATTTTGAGGGTTAACTCCAAAAACATTAAAAGCATTAGATCCAGAGTGTGATCCAGCAATAATACTCCAAGCATCAATGGTAGTTCTTTTTATCCATGCAGAAAATGTAAAAGTTGTGCTACTATCAGGACTTCCAAAGTCTGATTTTCTTAAATAGGCAGAATCATCACTGTTAATTCTTAAACTACGATCTACTTCGTATGCTCCCTTCTTTGCAAGAAAGAGTGTGCTAGGACTTCCAAGACTGCTCATTAGCTAAAGTTTCCAATAAACTGTGCAGCTATGTTTGTATTGGTTCGTGCTATCCAGGCAATTACGTCTACTTGGTTTGCTCCTGTTGATAATGTAGGTGCTGTACCATCACTGAAATCCCAATACGATCCAAAAGCTGCCGTGCGTGAGCCTGAGCCGTCTTGCGAAATAAACAAAACACCGCTTTGCCCAGCAGAGATATTGGAAGGGTTGGCAAAGGTAACATTACCAGTAAGAGTTGTAGAAAAATTATTAGCAGTTCTAAAATCTAATGTAATTGTAGATGCGTAGGATACAGCAGATATTTCTCCGATAGTTCCTTTTGTGGTTACTCTTCCGTTACCAGAACCACCACCATTATCAAATACAAGCGTGTTTAAGGTGCTTGTTTCGTGTGCAACATTAGTGACTTTTAGTGTACTCATGGCTTAGGATATTTAGCTTTTACAGCGGCAACGTGGTCTTTCCATGTCGTTGTTCCATTTACACTGTCCCAATACTGCATGTCTAATTGTTGAGCCAGAGGTAAATATATTGTATCTGTAGTTCCAGCCTCGCCTGTTCTTTGACGTTGATAAAGAGTAGCAGCAGCTTCAGCATCTAAAGTAGCTCTAGCACTATCAATCTTGCTCTGATCGAGACTTACAGAGGCTCCGCTTTCATCAAAAGCCCCTGTGCTATCATCAATTGACACAGCATTTGGATAAGCTTTTCTTATTGCTTCGTGGTCTAAATTAGCCATAATCAGTTTTTCTTAATTATAGAAGATGGACATTAAGCTGCCACCTCCATTACTGTAATTGCAGATGCTCCATGACCAAACCCAGAATCCCAAGTCCTATTCAAATAAATAGTGCCAGAATGTGTTTGCCATGTAATTCCATATGTAACAGCGTTTGTAGTGTTTGGTGAATCTAAAAATTCAAAAGTAGCTGTTCTATATACAGATGATCCACCTATTAAGAAAGAACCATCTTCATCATCGTCCATAACACTTGCAACTGAAATATTTGTTGTCGTTCCTCCTATAGTTCTTGTTAAACGAAATACAGCTTCAGCACTACTGCCAGCTAAATAAAGACTTCCTGTATATAAAATTTTATTACTAGATGATGATGGTGTGATAGCTACAGTTAGTCCAGATATAGCAGTGTGACTGTTTCCTGAGGTGCTTGCAGTATCATTTTTAAAAGTTTGTAAAACTTGAAGAATTTTACCAGTACCAGCAAATGATAAATTTCCCGAACCATCTGTAATTAAGGCTTCTGATGCACTCCCATCTTGATTTGGTAGTTTAAATGCTACGTCTGCGGAAGTTGGTGCGGAAGTTGGTGAGTTGAGTGAAACAACATTACCGCCTGAGTGTTTTAGTGAAATCTTGGACATTATGCCGCTACCTCCATAACAGTAATTGAACAGGGACACCTCATATGTTGGTCATAGTTACCATTAGTTCCTGTAGTACCTAATCTACCAGTAGTACTAGCAAAAACTTTCATTAAAAGTCCATAAGTATGTGAATTAGTATCTGCTGGTGTATCTAAAAACATAAAACTAGCCTCTTCTGCATGAGTTTCTGCTTCAGTTCTAAATCTAAATGTACCTGATTCTGCATTATTGCCTGACGCTGCACCTATTGTATTACCATCCATAGCTGTGCTATCTTTTGCTAATTTAAAGCCAGCAACATTGTTACTTCCACTACAACCACCATACAAAGTGACGTTTATTAAAATTTTATTGCTTGTTGAAGCCGCTGTAATTGCTTGAGTTAAACCTGTAACTAATACATAACTATTGCTAGTTGTAGAAAAGACATCAGTTTTTACTGTCTGTAAAACTTGTAGAATCTTACCTCCAACACCACTTGCTAAATCCGCAGCTTGTATTATTCCATCAGGCAATCCCCCTGCTGATATACCTGTTATTGAACCTGATCCGTTGATTACTATTGGCATAACTATAAGATAACTAATATTGCGCCATTAGGCACGGTAATTGAGACTCCGTTATTAATTGTAGGGCTTACAGTATGTGCATTTTTTCCAGAAGATAAAGTGTAAGAAGTTGTTGCAGTTTGATCTGATTCAAAGAACACTTCATCTGTGCCGCCTCCTGTAGCTCCAGCCCCTCCTCCGATAGCACCCCAGGCGCCATTGTTATAACCTTCAAACTGATTAAGAGTTGAGTTATGTCTAAACATACCAACAGCAGGGCTGCCATCCCTCTGAGCCGTTGTGCCAGATGGTATTGTCAAACTAGACGTATAGTTATGTGTTACTTTTCCTGTAAAAGTTCCACCAGTAAGAGGTGCTAGTCCAAAGTTTGTAGTGGCAACTGGCCCAACAGTTACATAACCATTATTTGCTGCATTTCTTATCTTTAAATTTCCATCAGATGTATCAACGTGCCATTGAAACGCAAAGTTAGTTGTCAAAGCACCAGATTTACTATTATTTGATGCAATAGCTTGTAAAACATTATTGATGTCTGCTCTTACGGCAGCACCCGTTCCATTATCAATTACAAAGTCGTGTTCTGCCATTTAAACAAGTAACATTGAGCCTATTCTACCCTCCTTTACCAAATCCGACAGCCTGATAAGTGAAATTTCTATCAATCGAAGCATTTGATGAATTTTTAAAGTGAACAGTAAAACCTGTTCCAGATACACTGGACACTTCAAAGTAATCTCCTGATGCCATATTCTGAGCGTTGATACCAATAGAGGGTAAATTAGTATTTGCTCCCAGAATAGAGGATGTACCAACAAAAAACGGATGAGTAAAGGTAATTGCCTTTGCTCCTGCTCCGCTTGCTGTTAGATTACCTTGTTCTGTCCTTCTCTGTAAAGATGCTGTATAGCCTAGCTGAGAAACTTTTATATCTTGCGCTGTGTCAGTACTTGTAAGATTTACTTTAAATTTAAAACCTCTTCCTTTATATGTTCCATTAGCAAAAGTTTGAAACGCAGTATAAGTTGGAGATCCACTACTAGGATTATCCTGTGTGACCGCAATTTGCATTTCGGCATTTACATCAAGAGCTTCCGTGCCATCAAAATCTGTAATACTATCAATTAAACCTCTGGAATCAAATAAATCAGAAGGGAAAAATGCTTCAGTAAGAAAATGTCTTTTGAAATCTACACTGAATACAGCACCTAAATCTAAGAAAGAACTTCCAGCAGCTCCACCAAATTCATAAGTACCTGATGAGGAAATACCTCCAAAGTCATCAATAGAACCAACTAAATCAAAATCAGTTATCGAATCAAACTGTCCAGTTCCAGCTAAATTTAAACTGTTTGTACTTGCATCAAAAGAAACATTAGTTTTTGTACCTTGAAATTTTGGACTGTCCTGATCTTCTCTTCTTGTTAGAGCAATTAAAGGGGCTAGATTATCAGGTAAATCTATAATTACGCTTGTATCTGCTGGACTAAACCTATTTCCATCGTCCCTAA